TACAGCCTATGACTTAGCCGGTTTCATGGTTAACACCAAAGCAGCCGCAGTTTACGCCGCACAAGAATCTTCATTGTTCTTGGGTGGTTTGACAATCCCACAAATCCAGGTTCCAGCAGGTTCCATCACAGCTCAACTTCCATTGTTGGCTGGTGTTACAGCACAAAAATTAACTGCCGCATCGCATGATGTTACAGATTTTGATGCATTGGGTATCACAAGCACAAACAAGACAATCACAGCGAACATTTATGCCGCTCGTGACGTTGTTCGTGATCTTGGTAGCATTGACCCTAACGAATTAGGTCGTGTTTTAGGTAACGCTGTTACTGCACAGTTCGACAAAGACGTTATTTCCGCTTTCAGTGGTCTTACAGCATCTGCTGATACAGGCACATTGACATTGAACGCAATTTTCGACGCAGTTGCCCAAATCCGTGGCGCTGGTGAAACAGGTCAGTTGTATGGTGTTCTTGGAACAGCCGCAGCCGCTGAGTTGATGAAAGTTATCGGTTCTACAGCTTACGCTGGTGGTGCTATGCAAAACGAAGCAATGGCTAACGGTTTCGTTGGTCAGATCGCTGGTGTTCGCTTCTACCAAAGCGCATTCGCAACAGCCGCTATCTCTGGCGTAACTGGTTTCAAGGGTGCTATCTTCGGTGCTGATGCTTTCCGTATCGCAATGTTCAAGAATGTTGACTTAGAAGTTCAACGTCGTGCAGCCGCTGTTGGTAACGACATCGTTGCTTCTTTACACGCTGGTGTTGGTCTTGTTGACGCAGCCCGTGGTGTTAAGTTGGTTGACGCAGCCTAATTATTAAGGAGCAATCACGATGACTTTCATTATTTCTGGTACAACTTTTAGAAGTTTTGCTACCTATCAAGATGTAGTTGATCGTGATCAGCGCCTATTTGAAGCAAACGAGGGACTAGACGACATTACGGTTGAAGATATGTTGATTCGCACAAGTCAGCGTATTTTATCTAAGATTCGTGCAAGTGATTGGTGGAGAGATTACCAATTCAAGCGCAATACTAGTTTAAACAATGATGTACGTTTAGTCCCAGAAGTTAATGCTTTGTTAATTAAAAGTCGCCAAAGTGATTTCACAGATTTATGTGTTTATCAAGCTATGGAAGAATATATTCTTCCTAAGATAGCAGACTTTGGCAACGAGGCTAGCGCAGAACGTCAGAAGATTCTTTATTACAAAGATAAGGCAACTGCACTATTCCAAGAATTAATTGAAGCAGGTGATTGGTACGATTTTGATGGTGACAACACAATTGAAACCACTGAAAAAGAACCAGTTAAGATGAATTTGGTGCGTATTCGATGAGAACAGAACTTTTAACTTATCTCTCGGCAAATCTAACTGGCACAATTAAATGTGCAAATGAATTGCCCTGGGCGCAAGGTGACAAAGAATTGTATCGTCAGAATATGAAACGAGTTTATCTTGATGAGCCAACAACTTCGCAGGAAGCATTTGTAGAGACCTTAGGGGCTTTAGATATTGCTAAAACAACTACAACAATAGTTGGATATCTTGCTGTAGACGCTAAAAATAAACCCGCTGATTTAGAATCAGCATTGGTAATAATTGGAAATGCAAAAGATATGAGTAGTATGACAAATGTCTTTCAGAAAGAATTTGATTATACTACCGAGATTGACAAAGATGTCATTGTTTATACTTTCGAGTATAGATTCTCAAAACTAATTTAAGGAAAACAGAACATGGCGTATATTAACGCAACAACCAAGCAAAACTGGGTTAAACTTGTTCTTGTCAAGTACGATGCAACAGCACACGCAACATTAACAGCAAGTGATTTTTACTCTGCTGTTGGTGCTGACGGTGAGTTAACACTAGCAACTGGTGCAATTGAATTGACAGGCTTACAAGATGTAACAATCAACAACGCGAACGGAAGCTTTCGCTGGAAATCACTTTCGCAAGAAGGCGAAAACGTAATTACAACTGTTTCTACAAACAGTTTAAGCGGCAACTTTGTTCTTGACCCAACATTGTTCTTCGGTACTACTGGTGCAACAACATCAGCAGTTACAGCTGGTGTGTTTGGTTTAAGCAACAAGCGTATTCAAGTTGCATTTATGATCGCTCCATCTGGCGCAGTTACAGGTCAAACTCCTGACAACTACTTGCTAATGGGCAACGGCTTCATCTCTAGCTTGGCACCAAAAGTGTCTGCAGATAGTCCAGTATGGGTATCCCCTATCACTGTTGAAGTTAACGGCGATTATGAACTTGCTGTAATTGCGTAAGCAGTTAATGTAAGTAGGAAAGAGGATCTTCGGATCCTCTTTCCATGAGCTAAATAGAGTATCACCCAAGGAGGTAGATATGATTTTCGATAAGATTGATACAATTGATATTCTTAGGAGTATGGAAGCTGAAGCAGCCAAATGCCTAGCAGAACTAAAATGTAGTCGTAAAGACTTAGAACAAGCAGACGCAAGATTGCGTTTCTTACTAAGCACTATACATCACTTAAAAGATAAGATTGGAAAATAAGATATGGACATCGCTAAAGTAGCAAAGAAACCCGAATTATTAAAAATGGTTCTCGACGATGAGAAAATTGTTGCAGAATACGGAGAACCTATTGAATTTTACATGTATGATAGTGTTGATATTCATACATATTTTGATTTTTATCGCGCTCAACAAGATCAAAGCGGCACACAATTAAATGCTTTAATGAGAAAGATTATTGTTAACTCTGATGGCAAGCCAGTCATTAGCGATGATGAAATGCTACCTATTGATATTGTTTTTGAGGCTTTGATTAAAATCAATGAAAACTTGGGAAAGTCAAAGACCAAGCCATCGACAGTAGTGACTGGCAATCAGTAAAATTGATTACCATTGGGGCATTGGCTAAACACTATGGATTGCTACCAAGTGAAGTGTCGAGTCGTGCCACAACATTTGATTTAATGGTCTATGATGTGTCAATGACTTGGGAGCAACATCAGCAGGATAAGGCAGAAGGTAAAAACACTATGCCAAAATTAAGCGAAGACGAAATGCTTAAACTTATAAGGAAACCACAAGATGGCGGGTGAAATTGTAAAGAGATTAGATAAAATACAGCAAGTATTAGATCCACAGAAATTGGCAAAAGAAGCCTATAAAGTGTTTAAGGACAATACTGCTATTGACACTGGCAACGCCCGACGTAATACAACATTACAAGGCGATGAAATACACGCAAGTTATCCATATGCTAAACGTTTAGACCAGGGGTGGAGCAAACAATTTCCTGATGGTATGTCTAAGCCCACTAAAAAGCATATCAGTGATTATATTAAAAAAGAGTTAGGAAAATAAGATATGGCTAAAACAATTGAAGAAGTTGTAATCAAGACCAGAGTAGAAGGGGCCAATGAGATCAACGGGCTTAAAAAGAGCATTGGTGATCTCAAATCAGACATGGCTGGTTTTACACAAGTTGGCGGAGCATTAGGAAACACACTAACTGGTATTATTAGTAGATTAGGTCCATTGGGGCTTGCGGCTGCAGCCGCTGGTGCGGCAATGGTGGCACTTGCCTCTCACGGTTTAAAAACTGCTGATGCTTTAAATGACATTAGCGCGGCAACCGGTATTAGTACCGGTGTGCTTATGAACTTTAAATCCAGTTTAGTATCTGCTGGCGGCAGTATGGATTCGTTTGAAAAGTTTGCCACCAAATTGAGCAATAGTGTTGCTGATGCGGCTGACGGCAACAGCAAACTAAAAGACACATTTAGAACATTAGGTGTCAATACTGTTGATGCAAGTGGCAACCTAAGAGACATTGATGATGTGATGGCGGATGTCACAAATGCTCTTGGGTCTATGACTAATAAGACTGAGAGACAACGACTTGCTACTGAATTGATGGGCAAAGAAGCCGCTCGCGTTGACTGGTCAAATGTTAAGGCTGGTCGTGACGCTGTTACGGATGAACAGACAGCGGCACTTGAAAGGTACAATCAAGCAATTGACGAATTAAAAGTTGGTGTTGACCGTTTAGGATTAAGTTTCGCTGGTAATCTTGCAATTGGTATTAACAAAGCCACAGATGCAATTGCTAAATTTTACAGAGAACAAAAAGCCGCGATTCGCGAAGACCTTGGCTTACCACGAATCAATGTTGGTCCAAGCGATGCTGGTGGTGGACGCGGGACAAGTCAATTTGCTGCCAATGACCCACGCCGAATTCAAGCCGAAGGAGCCGCAGGTAGAGTGGCAGAAGAAGCACTTAAAGCCAGTAATAAGCGTATCGAGGATGCTAATGCCAATTACAGTCTAAGCATGGCTTTAAAGACACGCGATGAAAAAATCAAGATTGCCGCACAGTATGAAGCAGAAGTTGCTAAGATCACTGCTGAAGTAAATGCCAACGAACAATTAAAAGGCCCCGAAGGCGCCGCACAACGCGATGCAGAAATTGCCGCAAGATCAAATGCCGCTATGGCTAAGAGTGCGTTAGAACTTTATAATCTTGAAGCAAGAATTAGTGATCAACTTAATGCATCAAACTTGCAATATAAGCAATTGGTGGAAAACTTTAGTCGTGGCAATATTGAAGCGGCAAATCAATTAACAATTCAGACTCGTAGCATTGGATTTGGTCGCGACGCTGTTGAATTGTATCAACAACAAGAAGCCATTATTACAAAGAGCCGCTTGCAAGTTATTGCCTTACAACAAGAAGCAGAGAAAGTGCGTCTTACACTTGGCATTGATCCAACAGCCGAATCACGTTTAGCGCAAATTGAACAAGCTATCAGAGGCGTAGAAACACAAACTGAAATTGCATTAGAAACTAATAAGAGTTATGTAACTGGTTTGCAAGAAATGCGTAATAAGGAAGAAGCATATCAATTTGCTTTGGGCTTAACAAATCAGGCCCAATTAAACGCTATTACTGCCAAGAGTGAAATGATTGGTCTCACGCTGACTGAGAATGAAAAACTTGTCGAAGCAATTAGACTACAAAAAGAATTAGCCATTGCTCAAAAATTACAAGAAGAACAAGCAAAGTTGGGCAGAAAAGACGGCCAGCAAGTGCCAATTGCGCCAGAACGTATTGCTGAAATTAAAAAGCAATTTGATGATTTTTATGGCGCACAATCCCAGCAGGTAGAAGCAAACATTAAGAAAAGCAGAGAGTTTAGTGTTGGATGGGAACAAGCATATAAACAATATGCAGAAAATGCAACCAATGCCGCACAACAAGCAAGAGACATGTTCTCTGTTGTTACACGCAGTTTTGAAGATGCTATTGTAAATTTTGTTAAAACTGGCAAGTTAAGTTTTAAAGACTTTGCCAACAGTGTTATTGCCGAGTTTGTTCGCATCCAAGCAAGACAAGTTGCACTTGGCTTATTTGGTGGTAGTGGAACGCAGAGTGTCATTGGTTCCCTATTAGGATTGCCAGGCAGAGCAAGCGGCGGACCAGTTGATGCTATGACCCCATATATGGTAGGCGAGCGTGGTCCAGAATTGTTTGTTCCGCGCAACGCTGGCACCATTGTTCCAAATCATAGTTTAGGTGGTGGTGCTAATGTTACATACAACATCAATGCAGTAGATGCTTCTAGCTTTAGACAGTTAGTAGCAAGTGATCCGGAATTTTTATATGCAGTTACCGAGAAGGGCCGCAGTTCAATTCCAAGTAGAAGATAAAGGATATTAGATATGGCTTCATTTCAATGGGTTTTTGATAACGCTGAATCGATTAGCGTGAATAAGCGACCAATAGTTAGTCAAACTATTGCACGTGATCAGCGTGTGCGTAGTATTAGTCGTGGTGGTGCTGTGTGGCGCTTTACGGTTAAGATGCCAACAGGTATGCGATGGAGTGCCAATCGCGGTTACATTGAGGATATTGACAGTGCAAATTTATTAAACACCGAGACTATTACATTGCCAAGTGCGTCATTTGATTGGTATAGTGGTTATCGTGGTAATGCAACATCCACTTCAACTATGACTTTCAAATACAATGCCGCGCAAGCCGCAAGCGACACAACTAAATTTGAATTAGGTAATATGCCTGGCGCAGTTGGCACAACCTTGTTCAGAGCCGGCGATCTTATTCAACCAGGAACTAGCAAATATGTGTACATGGTTAGAGACTTAACCATCAAAGGCAGCAACCCAAGTCAATTGGTTAGGGTGCATAGACCAATTCTAGAAACCCCAAGCGATACTGCCGTTACCATGAAAGTTGGCAACGAAGTTAGTTGGAGTGTTATTTGTGTGGAATGCCCAACCTGGACAATTATCGAACGCGATATTATTGCCTGGAATGGTGACTTTTTATTTTATGAGGTGCTATAATGGCTGGGGCATTGAATCTAACTGCATATAGCAGTGTTAAACAAAGTTTGTTTATTAAAATGGTGATACCCGATTACGGCACACTACGTATGAGCAACCATGACACACCTTATAGTTTAGTTGAAAGCGGTGGCACATTTGAATACACTCCAATGGGTGCTTTGCTTGCAGTAAGTGAATTTAATAATGAACTACGACCAAGTCAAAACGACATTACCATTAGTTTAGCGGCTATTGATCAAGCATTTATTGCTGGTATGATGGGTTATGCTATTAAAGGCAGCGAAGTTGCAATTACTCGAGTGTTCTTTAATGCTAATACCGGTGTTGCTCTAAACATTGCTGGCAATCCTAGTGCTCGTTTTGTTGGTATTATTGCCAACTACAGTTTCAACGATGAATATAACCAGTTTAGTCAGACTGCTTCTACAACAATCAGTGTAAGTTGTTCTAGTATTGTTACTGTATTAAATCAAAAGATTGCTGGACAATTTACTAACAACGCTGAAAGAAAATATAACTATCCTGGTAGTTATGTCACCGCAACAATTCCAGGAGGCAATGGTTTTCAATTCCGTGTGTTAACAACTGGCGCTTTTGGATCTATTGCTACCATTGGTGACATCATTGCCGGCAGCGGATATACTAATGGAACCTATACCAATTTATCTTTAATAAATATTACTGGCAATGGCATTAACGGTAAAATTTCTGTAACTGTTGCTGGTGGGGTTGTTACCAGCGTAACTGTTACTACACCCGGTACTAGTTACAGAGCAGATGATGCTGGTTTCAGTCGCGTAGCCGCAATTGCAACAAGCAATTTTGATTTTGGTAAACCATTAGCAACAGCATGATAAGAGCCGCAACATTAGACGATGTTACACAAACATTTGAATTATTAAAATCGTTTGCAACAGCAAGCATCGTAAATTATTCTGATTGGTCAGATGCAGATGCCATTGGTGCAATTGTAATTTTAAAGCACTTAATTGCAAATGGTTATCTTATGGTAGCTGAGCATGATGGTAAAATTGTTGGTATGATCGGCGCAATGGTAGAACAAGATCCTTGGATTAGTTCTAAGAAGCGCATGAGAGAATTATTTTGGTGGGTTGAGCCAGAGTTTAGACGCAGTCGCATAAGTGCCGAGTTGTTTGTCAAGTGGCAAGCTGACTGCGAACGATTTATCCGAGATAAATTAGTGGATAGTGTTAGTTTATCCACCCAGCCAGGTAGTAGCGACATTGATTTGTCAAAGCGTGGTTGGAGATGTGTTGAGAGTCATTGGATTAAGGAATAAGATATGGCAAGTTTTTTGACAGCGGCTGCTGCCGCAATTAGTAGTTCAAGTATTGGTAGTGCATTAGTTCGCATTTTAGTTGCTTATGGTGTTAGTAGATTAATTAACAAATCAACAGGACAAGATAATGGTGCAGGTGATGTTGATCAAGGCGTGCGTTTGCAAGCCGCACCCGACACAACAAATCCTATTCCATTGTTGTATGGTAGTGCATATCTCGGCGGTAAGATTACAGATGCACAATTATTAGACGCAAATCAAACAATGTGGTATTGCCTCACATTAGCAGAAGTGCCTACTGCTGTTAATACACGCCTAAGTGATGGCGCCGCAATCACTACTAGCGTGGATGAAATTTATTGGAACAACCAACGAGTTTATTTTAAGGCAGATGGTGTAACTATTGATTATCTTGTTAACCAAGATGGTATTGTTGATACAAGTCCTCGTGACCTTGTTAAAATTTATTTGTATGGGAATGGTAGTTCCACGCCAATTTTACCAAGCGATTTAAGCGAGTATATTAGTCCATTGCCTGCTGTTCCTGGTGATGCCAGAGACGTACATCCAGTTTGGGACAATCCATTCAGAATGGCCGGTCTGACTTTTGCACTTGTTAAAGTTTCTTATAATAGAGACAAAGGTGTAACTGGACTTCCAGAATTACAATTCAAAGTAAGCAACAACTTGTTTAAACCTGGTGATGCAATTTACTCTTTCTTAACTAATCCAATTAGCGGCGCTAATTTACCTGCCAATCAAATTGATACTGCAAGTTTAGTAGCACTAAATGATTATGCTGATGACGAAGTAAATTACATTGACGAAACTGATGGACTTACATACCAGTTAGGCGATCGTTATCAGATCAACGGCGTTGTAAATCCAGGCAATAATGTATTAGATAATCTAACAGCATTGGCCAATAACTGTGGCGCATTTGTCAATTACGATATTGCCCGTGGTTTGTGGGGCGTTAAGATCAATAGAGATGCCGCAACAGCATTGGCTTTTGATGATAGCAATATCATCTCAGGTATTGATTTGACTGGCACTGCATTAGATAATATGTATAACAGTGTTGTTGTTGAAT